GGGGATCACTCCATACGAGTCAAAAAAAAAGTAAATACTACCCCTGAACTCCGAAATATGTTAGTAATTGCGGACAGGCTAAAAATAACTTTAAAACAAGTATTAGAAATGTCAGAAGCTGAATATAATACTTGGTTAGGTTATTTAATGCTTGAACAAGAGGAATATAACAGAAACAGAAAAATTTAATGTCAAATTTAATTTTAAATATATTGGCAAAAGATAAGACTAAAGCGGCTCTTACAGGAGTTCGTAATGGTCTTAATAATTTAAGAACTGCGGTTTTCTCATTACAATCTGCAATCGTTGGAATAGGCGGAGGTTTAGCAATTAGATCATTAACTAAAGTAGGATCTGAGGTAGAAGATTTAGGTGTAAGGTTTAATTTTTTATTTGGTAATGTTGAACAAGGAACTAAAGCATTTGACAACCTTGTTAATTTTGCGGCTCGAGTTCCTTTCTCACTTCAAGAAATATCAGCGGCATCAGGGAACTTGGCAGTTGTGGCTAAAGATGCAGATGACTTAACTCGTATCTTAAAAATTACAGGAAACGTTGCGGCAGTGACAGGATTAGATTTTGCCCTCACTGCAACTCAAATTCAAAGATCATTTGCTGGAGGTATAGCGGCCGCAGATGTATTTAGAGAAAGAGGTGTTAGAGCTTTATTAGGTTTCAAAGCTGGAGCAACTATAACTGCTGAAGCAACTATAAAAGCATTTGAGGATACCTTTGGTGAGGGAGGAAGGTTTGGTAAAGCTACTGAGGTTCTTGCTACTACATTCACTGGTACTCTCTCGATGTTACAAGATAAACTATTTAAATTTAAATTAGAAACTAATAGAGCTGGTTTTTTTGATTTCTTTAAAAATGCTCTTGTAGTTATAAACAAAGGGATAGAGGACAATGCAAAAGCTCTATCTAATTTTTCACAAGCAGTAGGAGAGGGTTTAGTTAATTTTATAAAACAAGCATTGTTAGGTGGTGCGGCTTTACTTGATTTACTAAGACCTATTTTTCAAGCAGTTGCAATAGGTATAGGTGGTTTATTAGATGTAGTAAAAGGTTTGCCACCAGGTATTAGAGAGATGGGTATAGTTGGGTTCTTGATGCTTGGAAGGACAGGCAAAATAGCAGTTGTTGGTATATTAGGTTTATTAAAAGCTATTGGTGTCGATCTAGATGCGATAACAAATAAAGTTTTTGGAGCAACTAAGCAAACAGAGGAGCTTGGCCCAGCTTTTAGATCAGTCAATGAGTTTATAAAAAAAATAGAAGAAAATATAATTGTATCAAAAGAGCAACTAGCAGAACTTCAAAAAGAACTTAAAAAAGTAGAGGATACTGCCAAAAAAACAGGAGTATCATTTGAAAAAATAAAAGACTCAATAAAAAACCAAATTAAAAAAGACTTAGAGTCTATTAATGAAACAATAGGTAAATTTATTTTAAAAGGGGTTGATAACTTTTCAAGAGCTTTAGCAGAGGCAGTTGTGTTAGGAAAAGAACTTAAAATGAGTTTAGAGGAAATAGCAAAAAATCTATTAGTTGAAATACTTGCTTTTACTATAAAAACAGTAATTCAATTAGGTATTCAAAAAATTTTAGAAGGAACAATATTTGATATATTTAAAAAACAACGAGAGCAGTGTGAGGATATACTTGGAATCAAAATAAAAGATGCAACTGTTGAATCTATCAAACTTGCCCTTATGAAACAACAAACAGCAGAGATGGAAAAACAGAAAAAAATAAAAGGAACTACAATGCTTATGTCAGGAAATCCTTTAGGCTTTTTAGGTTTTATGGCTAGTGGTGGATCAGTAGGAAAAGGACAAGCTCATGTAGTTGGTGAGAGAGGCCCTGAACTATTTATACCAAACTCATCAGGTCAAATTACTCAATCTGCTAGAGGTATGGGTGGAAGATCTGCAAATGTAACTTTTAATATAAATACAATAGACTCAAGAGGGTTTGATCAGGCTTTAGTAGAAAACAGAGGAACAATAACTGCTATTATAAATAATGCTTTGACTGAAAGAGGAAGAGGAGAGTTAATCTAATGTCAGGAGCTTTTCCAATATCATCTTCAAGTTTTGAAACGATGGGTATTAGATCAATTCAAAATACTATCATTTCAAAATCATTATCAGGTAAAAAACTTTCAAGACAAATAGATAATCAAAGATTTGGTTTTACTGCATCTATAATAGTTGGAAAACGATCTGATATATATGGTGAGCTTATGGCTTTTATTGTAAAGCAAAGATCATCAAAAGAAAATTTTACAATTATCCCACCAGAGGTCGAGGATGCTAGAGGTGATGAAACAGGAACGTTAGCAGTTAATGGAAGTCACACCGCTGGTGATACTACAATTGCAATTGATGGTTTTGCTGGGGATGGAGCTGGAAGGTTAAAAGCTGGTGATTTTATTAAGTTTAATGGACACACTAAAGTCTATATGGTTGTAGCAGATGTAACAAGTTCATCTAATGCGGCTACAGTTACAATAGAACCACCTTTAGTTTCGGCTTTAGCAAACGATGAAACTGTTAGTTATGACAATATACCTTTTACAGTTCATTTAACTAATGACATTCAAGAATTTGGTGTTGTTGGTGCAGATAGGTCAGGAAATCTATTATATAAATTTGAAATAGATGTCGAAGAAGCAATATAAAATTAAATATTTTATGAATGCTGATATTTTGGCAGAAGAAATAGTTGAGGCAGAAAATATAGATGTAGTAAATCTTGATTTAAAAAAACATGATTTTCCATCAAAAAATGCTGACTACATAGTGAATGGTGATATAAAGGTTATTAGAAAGAGTATAGAAGATTATGGCGAGAACATTAACAACAGCAGTAAAAAATGAATTACTTACAAATGAAATAAGACCAGTTCATTTGTTATCAATTGGTTTTGGAACACCAGTAAATTTAACTGATTGTAGTTTTAATCTTACGTCATCTATATCAGGATCAAGCACAATTTATACTGCATCATCTTTTTTAGTTTCAGTTCCATCCTTTACTGAGGAAACAGATTTAACAAAAACAAGTTTAAATATTGTTCTATCAGGTGCAGATCAAACATTTATTTCAACTGTTCTAAATGAAAATATAGTAAATGATAGCGTTGAAATATTTAGAGGTGTTCTAGACTCATCAAATTCACTTATTGCAGATCCTATATTATTATATTCAGGAAATATAGACACCTTTCAAATTGAAGAATCAGAAACTGACTCATCTGTTACATTGACAGTTGTAAGTCATTGGGCCGACTTTGATAAAAAAAGCGGAAGGCAAACTAACAACAATTCTCAACAAAGATTTTTTAATACTGACGTTGGAATGGATTTTAGCTCTCAAACAGTTTTAGATATTAAGTGGGGTCGAGAATGACAACTTTTGATGAGGTTATTAAATTATATTACAATCATGATAAATATAAAAAATTTACTTATCCTGAACTGTATTATCATATTTTACCTTCAATAAATCTTAATCAGTATAAAATATTTAAAGATAATAAAGGTGTTTTTGGTTTTGTGAATTGGGCCTATTTAAGTGATGAGACACAAGATTCATATATAAGAAATTCTAAAATATATAAAAATGAATGGAAAAGTGGTGTTTATCTTTGGTTATATGATATTGTTATTATTAGAAAGAGCAAAGAGGTTATGTCATGGGTTTATAACTATTTTAAAAAATTATTAAAAACAAACGAGTCTATATCCTGGTTAAGACTAGATGAGAATGACAAGGTTTATAGAGTAGCAAAAAAATATAAAAGGGAGTTTCATAAGTAATGGGTGGTGCAGTAGATACAGTCGTTGAACCAGTAAAAAAAGTATTTAAAGCAGTAAGAGTATTTAATTTTTTATCTAATATAAATCCTTTTGTAGCTTTAGGAGTCTTTGCAGTTGGGTGGTTGTTTATGAGATCATCAAAACCTGATATTCCTGATTTTGGAACTAATGATTTTGAGGAAACAGAAAAAGGTATTTTAGTTAATAAGCAATCAAATAACGCATCAATTCCAGTAGTTTATGGGGAACGTCTAATTGGTGGAACAAGGGTATTTATAGAAACATCAGGAACAGATAATGAGTTTTTATATATAGCTTTAGTATTATCAGAAGGTGAGATTAACTCTATTGAAGAAATTAGAGTTGATGAAAAGGTTGTAACCTTTGATGGAGCTTTGTCAGATAACACTCAAAGATCTGTCGCAAGTTCAGATTCTAATTTTTATAAAGATGGAGCTAGTTATATTACAATAGAACCTCACTTTGGAACTGATGCCCAATCTGCATCTAGTTTATTATCAACCTTATCAAGCTGGGGAACTAATCATAAACTATCAGGTATTTGTTATCTTGCTTTAAAATTTAAATGGAATGCAGATGTATTTGGTGGAGTTCCAATTGTTCAAGCTAAAATAAAAGGTAAAAAAGTTGTCACTTTAGATTCAAGTTTAAATGAGTCCTCTGCAACGTTTTCAACAAATCCAGCTTTTTGTTTATTAGATTATTTAAGAAATGAAAGATATGGAAAAGGTATAGCAACTTCAAATATAGACTTACAATCATTTAGAGATGCTTCACAAGTTTGTATTACTCAAGTTACTCCTTTTTCAGGAGGTAGTGATATAAATATATTTGATACAAATGCAGTGATAG